TTGTGTTAACCAATCTGTAGTCTGCGTTATTATTTTCATAGTAGATTGCCTTGTAAACTCAACTACTTCAGTTTTTACTACATCTAGTAAGTCAGTAAAACTAATTTCTTTAATCGTAGTTAAAAATGATTTACCAGATAGTTCTAGAAACTTTACTGGTGATGTACCAATTGATGAAATCACACTTAGGAAAGTACTTAACATACCTAATATTTGAATAGACCTACCTATAAATGCTGCTGCACCATAGCTTCCTGCATCTGCTGCAAATTTTGATATTAAACCTAATGCTAGTATACCTAGTGCTAAGTTAAAAGCCATTGCACCTGCAAATGCCGCAGTTGCTGTTATACCTGCCAAGCCACCTGCTGCTATAGCTCCTGCTCCTGCAGATAATATTATTACTGCAAATACAGCAGCTACTGTCAAAAGTTTAACAAACGTAGATGCTTCTTTTTTCTTAAAATCAGTAGTCAATAGCTTACCTAATATTTCACTAAAGTCATGAGCATTAAGAGCCGCTAGTTCGTCATACTTTATAAAATCACCATTTAAACTAGTGTGATGAACCAATGTAATTCCAGTTATTGGATTAATCTGTTTATAAATCTCTAATAATTGAGCATTTACACTAGTTGTTGAAGAAGTATCTAATAACTGATTTCTAGCATTACTATACCTATTCAACAAAATCCCACTATAATTATTTAAATTATCAATCCTATCTTTAATTTTATTTAAGTAAGTTATAATTAATGGGTCTGTAACTTCAGTTTTTCGACGAAATTCTAATCTAATATTAGCACTAAGTATATATCTACTATCTGTTCTGAGATCATACCTGTGAGTAGCTAGATGTTTATGAGTAACTATAAACTTAGTTTCAAATAAATCTTGATTAGTATCTAGTAATGCTAAAGCAGTACAAATATGTTCTTCACTAATTGAATAAGAAGTATCTATTATCGAAGTACGCAATCTATTAGCTATACTAGAATCATCTCTATATAATGGTGCTTCAGTATCAAGTGGGTCATATACAATATTATCCACTGTAACCCAATCTGAATACCCTTCACCATTTAACGGTAATGTATTATTTATAAAAGTTTTTAAATCTTCTATATCTAATTGATCTTCTCTATTTTCCCATTTTAACTCAAACCAGCATTTCTCTACGCCATCATAACTTTCTTCTTGTAAGTCATTTAGTTTTATATTAAATAAATGATAAATTTTCTTATGTGCTGCAGTATCTAGTACATCACCATTATAAAAATACATTTTATCAAATACTTTTATAGCACTTGGATCACTTTCTTCTACATCAAACCCAAGATTATCTACCCATTTATGTGGAAAATACCCAAGAAATACATTTTTAGTACGTAGAAGATTCATGAATCCTTGTATTGTAGGAGTTACTCTATCTTCGATTACGTACATTATATTACCTTTATTACTGATCAGTATTTAAATAATCAATTGCAGTTGTCCATTTTAAGAGATATGGGTCATAATCAATACCACTAGCTTCTGTACTAAGTAGCATACTCATCATTGTAGCTGAACTATTAGCGACATGCTGACGCATATTATCATCAAAAGCACCTTCATTACGTTCAGCTACTCTAGTTTGCCAATAAGTCAATCCTTCTGTATCAGCACTTGTAGTTCCTGCTAAAGAACCATCTGCATTATATGCTAATGTAACTAGTCCATTTTGTCTATAAGCATTTGCATATGTATTATACACATTTCCTTGAGCTAGTCTAATACTCTCGTGTTTAGTACCATAATCTACATCATAATCAATGCTATCTAGTTCTTCATGTGTATATGTCAAATTATCAGGAATTACACCATAATCTCTAAATAGCTGTGCTTGTGCTAACCAACCTTGAGCAATTCTGTTATTTGTATCTGCTACAACATTAGCAGTATCTGCCACTAATTTATCTTTTTGTGCTTGAGTAAATTCTGTATCTGCACATAGTTTCGCTAATACATACTCTGAATCTCTATCATCTTTAGCTAAATCAATTGCACCTTGCATAGCTTGAGAACTCAATCCACCCACCATACTAGCTATTGTCTGACTTAATATATTAGACTTTTCTCTATTATCTAGTCCAGCTTCATCCAGAATAGCTGTAAGTGTCTCTTTTGCTTTAAGATATATACTATCTTGTGCTGTACTAGCATCCATCAATTCTTTATAATACTCAATGACTTTACCATTAATTTCGTTTAAGTCTAATTTTACACTACATGTTGCCATTTAATTTCCTTATCTTGTATATATACTGTAACATCCACTACTACAAAGGATGGGAGTTATATCACATATCATAGGTTATCCTTATGATCCATTTTGAGTTATGAGATTGATTTCTGAAAAATCGGTAAACGTATATGTGGTTGTAACAAGCTGTATAGCAAATGGAGTTAAGATAGTTGATCCTGAACTCGCATTCAACCCTCCATGATCAAAACTATTCTTGATCATGATATTTCCGTTGGTGTCCTGTTTGAACGGAATGCCTCTAAGAGTAACTGTACTACCACTTGACAATGTAGCAGATACATAGTTGTACTTATCATAGAATACCCTGACAGTAATATCTCCTGCTAGAGACCGTTTACAAAGATAAACGTATCCAGGTTCTGTTGAGTATCCGTTAAGGTAGATCCTTGGAGTACTGCTATGATACCTAACAATACTATCTCCATACTCTGGATGAAGAGGAGGCGAGCCAACATCATAGTATTCATCGTGAGCATAGATGCCAAGGCCGGTAAACTTCGGCGAGTATGCATCTTCATCTGAGTAGAACCTTGCCACTGCAGTTGCTCGTGTAGGTTTATTACTTGCATTATAAACACGAGACCTATATGATACACTAATCACAGAGCTGATAAAAGATCCCCAGATTAATGCTCCATCAATATGTGAGCCATAGATCCCACCACCAATGATGTTATACTCTTCTCCACTATCAGGATCACCTTCAGCAAAGAGTCCAAAACCAGTGGTGTACTCCCCTCCCCAGACATAGTTATTAGATTGAATACCACCACCAATCCAGATAGTATCAGTAGCTAAAATCCCTCCATTAATAGTAGTAGTACCGGGTTTATAAATATTACTAGTAATAATATCATTTTCATAATCAGTCATACTAGTATTGGTAAAGTCTACAATACCATTAAATTTAATTCTATTAGGTGAACCAGCCTGAATACTAAAAGAATCATTCCATGCTGCTGTATTTGTACCATCATTTACTCTAAAGTTCTGAGCATAAACAGCAAATGTAGATGTAGCATTGCTACCATCCCCAAAAGCCCATCCTGTTATAGCCCCAGTAGTAGGATTAGTAATCAATTTACGAGAACTAGCTGCCCATCCAATTACTGAATCACCTATCGCACCATTTGCTTGAATAACCCAAGAACTACCATTCCACTTATATATTGCATAACCATATTGCTGATAAGCTAAATTAGAAGATATACTTGTTCCAGTTAATGATGTATAGTAATAATTAGTTCTTACCCATATATCACCTAAATCATTTGCAGAAGGTGTAGTAGTTTGTCTAAATACCTGATTACCTGCATGTGCTAGTTCTAATGTTTTACCTACAGTAGTTTGTACCCATCCTAAAGCAACTCCAAGATATTGTTCAGTTATAGTACCATTAACTCTAATCTGACCTAATTGTGGTTCTGATACACCATCCCAAAGTGAATATTCGCCCGCTATTACCTCATCAACTTCTTCAATTGAAACTTCTATATCATTATATGCAGCTACTAGTGTTTGATAGTCACTAGCATATGCTAAATGGTCATTTGCATAAGTAGCTGTAACACTTGTAACATAGGCTTCAACATCACCACCAAACAGTGATTGTTGTACATCTACTGCTAGAGTAGATGCCTCTTGTTTAGTAGCTACGGATTGCTCTAAACTTAATATACCTGCATGATTTTCATTATAATTTGCAACTACAGTAGTCTCTAATGCTGATAAAGTACTATCTGCAGTTTGTATATACGTTAGATTCTGGTTAACACTATTTTCTGCATTAGTTAATCTATCTCTTATTTCCTCAATAATTGGATTAACATCTAACGATCCACCTGTACTTAATTGATCACTTACATAATCTGTAAGCCACTGAGGAACATTACCATCTAGCCTACCAGTGTAAATACCAGAACTAACTAAATGATATTCATTAGGATCTATATATGTAGTTGCACTATTATCATAACTAACCACTACTTCATCTAAACTAGAATTAATTCTATGCTCATATATAGTACCTAATACTACTTCATCTAATCCATCAATCTCAATATCAAGCACATGTCTCTCCTGTTGAGATTACATATATCTTATCAACAATAGCAGTTCTTATAGGAGTACTATCAGTAAATACTATTTTAATAAATCCTTGATAAACAGGTTTTAAATAGTAATTATCTACTGCATCTCCTCTATCTGTATCTAAAGAATCAGTCAAAGTGCTATCCAAAACTACTTTTAACTTCCCGTTTAAAGCATCTTCTACAGTAATTGTAATAGTTCCTGCCGTTACATCACAAAGATCACTTAGTTTAGTAAGTTTAAAAACTGTATTACCTAGATCTATATTAGTAAGATCCTGTGGAAGAAATGAATCTTTTTCAACCACAGTAATAATAAAGCTATATTCAGAACCTTTAGGAATAGTCATTTTTAAACCTCTTTATATTCATATCTAAATACACATTATGTATCTAGGTATATCTACTAAGAGGAATACCTCTTAGAGATTTTTTTGAGCAGTCAACTCGTTTTCCTGTTGAATAGTATAACGAGGACGCATAGTAGTTTTTGAAAGACCTGTACGAGAATCTTTTGTATGATGGGGAATTTCCACTTTTTTAAGTACTTGAACAAATCCTTGCGGAATTTCAATCGGAGTATTCAATGGAAAAATACGTGTTCCCATGTCATAATAAACATTTGTCCAATTAACTTTACATGTGGATGTTTGATTATTAACACGTTGGTCATTATCAATAATTGTTACTACAACTGTTTTTTTAGCATTATCATACATTTCTTTAGCCAATGCACTCATAGGCTTTTTCTTTTTACTAGTCACAGCAGGTTTCACTTCAGATTGTTCTTTAGCTTCAACTGCTTCTTCGATTTCTTTTGCTGAAGTCTCTTGTGACTTGTAATATGTCTCAATCTTTTCTTTAAGTTTTTCGTCACGGATGTTAGGGCTATATTTAATACCTAGATCATCAGCTTCTTGTTTAAGTTCGTCACGAGTTTCTGACATTTTTCAAAATCCTTTTAGGTTGTTTTGTTTATATTAGAATTATAACTATAGTTACATTAGAGGGAGCTTAACTCCCTCAGAGATTAGTTGCGTGCAGCAACAAGCGTTTTGAGAAGTGCTTCTTCTTTAAGGATAATACCTGCATAGAAGAAGTTGTAGCTGAAGAAGCCAGTAGTACCATACGGGTTAGCATTTTCAACTTGTGCAGGAGATTTAGCGTTAAACTTGATTTTTTCAAGACCTTTAAGACCAACAGTTGCGAAAGCACCTTCAGTCGGGAAAAGAATCGGGAATACATCATAACGATCACCATCAGTAGCAGCACCAACTGAAAGATCACCACCACCAGTTACATCAAGAGTAGCATCAGCAGCAACATTAAGAGTTTCACCTTCAGCTACAGTGAAAGATACACCATTTACAAGAATAACGTTATTTGCAGCAGCACCAGTAACGACTTTAATACCGTTAGTTACAGTAGTTGTAGCAAGGTTACCTACATAGTCATCTTGAACAGCAGCACCCTGACCACGGTAAACAGCAGCGGACTCAGCTTCAATAAAGCGAATTTCATGCATAGAACCTACTTCACCTTCTGCCATAGTTGCAGCACCAGCATATTTATGGACCGGAATATATACATATTCTTTCTCATAATCAGTACCACGAGTAAGTGTTTCAAGATCAGACTTAACATCAGCCCCGATAATTGCGTAGTAGGATTTTGCTACAGGAGTTGTACCAATTTTTGTAGAACCAGTAACAACCATTGTATTTTTCTTAGCACGGTTACGTACAAGTTTACGAACTGATTTACGAGCAAGATCGTAAGAAACTACCCAATCAACATCATCACTTCCGTCATCAGCAGACGCGATACCGATATCTTCAATAGATGCAGCTGCACCAGAATAAAGAACAGTAGCTGTACCAAGCATATCACGCTGAATCAAATCTTCCATACGAGAGTTAGCAAGTTCACCAAGTTCTTCACGGTATTTAACCTGAATATAATCTTCAGACCAGATATCAACCTCATCAGTATAGTCAATCATCTCACCATAACGAGAAAAATTAGTTTCATATGTTACTTTAGAAAGTGTACGCTGATTAGTTGCTCCTGCACCTTCAGACAATGTAGCATTAGTGAGTGCTGTATTAATATCAGCGATATCACGAGCAGTCAAATAACCTTTAGAAGCAAAATCACCATCATCGAATGAACGATCATACATATGCTCAAAACGAGAAATTTTAAAAGTCTTACCGTATTTCTGTGGCATAGACCGACGATCAGCAAATTGCTGATAAACATTAACACGGTTAGCGGCATTTACACCAGCACGGTCGTAGTAATGTACAATAGTATTAGCACCGACTGTTGCGTCAGTACCAGAGTTATATTGATTGTTTGCCATTTATTTTTCCTTTATTAATGGGCATCCATTAGTTTATTATACCAATCATCAAATTCTTCGTCAGAAGCATCTAAATAATCAGTTCTTTTTTTAACCCCACTAACTTTTTTGGTTGGGGCAGCTGCTTTTCTTTTAACTGAAGCTGACTTAGTTGCTTTTCGTTTTTCTGTATCAGCTTTTACTTTACTGATTTTTTCTTTTGCAATCTCTGCCTGTTCAGTTTTTTCCAGTCGTGCTTCTTCTTGACCTAGTTTTTCAAAGTATTGTCCAGCTGCTTCTTTGTAGTAATCAAGATCACTCTTTTTACCACCATCATAAACTTTAAGTTTATTAGCCATAGGTGCGATAGTATCAAACATACCACTTTTTACATCGATATGCAATTGACGAATCAATTCAGGATTATCAATAAATTCGCTTCTGCTCTTACTATCCCATTTTGACTCAAGAATATCATACGTAGTATCATATTCTTTATCACCTTTAATCTCATCAACAATATCTTTGATCGCTAGTTCAGTCTCATTCCGACCATAATCCTTTGGTTGATATTCTGAATTGTCTACATCTAATTCGAGGGCATCTACGCCTGTTCTTTTTAGTAATGAAGCAATTGCATCTTTATCACCCTTCAGTACATCAATAGCCAAATTAACATCATCTTGACTTAGATTTGCTTGTTCAATCGCATCAATCGTTTTACGCCAAGGCTTAATTTGTTGCATCTTCTGAGTATAATTCATTGCTTGACCAAATACTTGACCAAACTTTTCAAAAATCTCATCATCTGAAAACTCATACTCTTTGCCATTTGCACGATATTTTCGAAGTACTGGTTGTTCTTCATCTTCTGATTTATCATCTTCTTCAGTAGTTTGCTCATCTTCAGAATCTTGTTCCTCGTCAGGTTCACTTTCATCTGTTTCCGAATCTTCTTCAGAATCTTCTTCCTCATCATCATCATCAGAACTAGTATCATCATCGGAATCCTCATCATCGATGGGTTGTTCCAAGTCTTCCGTACTATCTGTTTCTTCTTCTACTTCTATATCTTCAAAATCTTCTTCAATTGCAGTCTCAGGTGACTGTTCTTGAGCAGAAGCTTCTTTAAAAGCTGCCTCTAGCTCATCATCACTCATATTCCATAATTGATCATCAGTATAATTAGCCATCTAATTATTCCTCATCATCATCTTCAATAGGCATAGATCCCATATTTTCGATAGTAATAAAATAATCTTGGAGAGCTGAAATAGAAACTAGTGATTCCATAATGTCAGGGCGTGCTCCCATTTGTTTAATACGATCCATTGCAAGAAGACTTACACCATTTACAGCACGATCTTTAAAATAACCATCCAAAATAACTTTTTTAAAATCATCCGGTTGGGGATTACCGTTCTTAAGACGTTCAAGAGATTCATATAGGCTCTTCCAATATTCATTCTCAACCATAAGAATTTCATTTTCTGTTTTATTTTCTACCATATCAGTCGGTACTTGGGTATTTAGCATTAGGCTAATTCCTTTCGATTATTGATTTTGTAGTTATCAGTAATAACTAAGTTTATTTTAACTTTATTATACTTAATTTATTCTTAAATCCTAAGATTTAGGGCCTGTTTTTTTCCAGCTTTTACTTACCTTAGCAAAATTTGCTCGTTTACGTACTGCTGCAGATTTACTAGCAAGTCCTTCACTAATACAAGAATCAGTTACAGAACCATAACCTTTTGATTTACAGTACTGCGTAAATAAACCCTTTCGTTCTGGTTTAATATGAATACCACTTTTTTTCTTATCAGCCATATTATTTACCTTTCTTTCCAGTGCCTTTTTTCTTCGTTTTACATGCCATAACATACCTCCTTTTAATCTAGTTCTCTAAGTTTATAAAGTGTTTGATAATATAATTTTTGAATCTCTTGAATTATATTATCAATAAAGGGATGTTTACAACTTTTAGACAAATTTTCAATCATCATAATATGAGTCTCAAGAGCGTCAATTGGATCTTCAACATCTCCTTTTAAAGGGATAAATGGAATATCTAGTTTCCCCCAGATTCCTTGTGCTGCTTCAGCTAAATCATCTGCCATTTCTGTAACATCAAAATCAGTATCACTTTCATCATCATAAAAATCATTTAGTGCAATATGTTTAGAATAACTAGATGTACGCAAATGTGCCATATGTGCATATGTACGACTCATCATCAAAATACCGACTATCTTAGCAATTTTTTCTTTATTTTCCATTATTTTTCCTATTTTTTATTTTACATTTTCTCTTTTTACGCATAGGAGAAGAACTTCTTTTAGGAGTACTACTTGCACCGCCATAATAGTGTTTAACACTTTGTTGGGCCAACCCTCCTTCATAAGTTTCCATCTATTCTCCTATACTTTTAAAGCAATGAGATGTCTCTAACTTTCTAAGAATTTTACAAACTAGTTTATCAAACCACGTAGCAGTATTATCTTTAATTCTTCTACCAATATGACTACTAATAGTTTCATCTTGTGAACCATTCCATAATACTACATTTCCCATTTGATCTAATACTAGTAAAAATCTAAAAAATCTAGATCTCTTTTTAATGTCATTATCAAATTTGCGAAATAATTCTTCTTTTATCATCGTACTCTTCCATACTGTTCAGCTAGACCCGGATCAATTACTCTACCATCTGGCAAGATAATAGGGTTTTGTTGTGGTGACATTCCTGCTGCTGGATTACCCTGCAAATACTCATTACTAACTTCATCTACATTTGATCTAACACCATTCACTTCTCCAGTACTTCTCTGCATTGCAGGAATAGGAGTGCCGTATTGATCTTGTTCATATTCCATTGGAGGTTGCCCTGCTACTGACTCATAAGCCATCCCACCTTTAGCCTGTTTCATTCTTTCTAGTACAGACCTAATAGCATCTTGTCTAACTCGTTCTTCATTAGTCATTTGATTTGCCGCTTCTTGTTCAGCAATTCTAGCTTTAACTAATTGATCTAGTTGCATAGCTTTCCTAGCATCTTCTTCTTGCTTCATATTTCTAAGTTTTCTTAATTGTTCAGCTGCTGACGCTTCCCCACTAATCGAATTACTACTATCATTATATATATCTACTGGCATTTATTCTCCTTTTTATCTTGGTAACCCAATATTTTGGTCCCCCGCTTCTTTTTGAATTTGAGCCATTAGTAATTGGTGTTGTCTATCTTTATCTTTCTCTAACGACTCATATTGCTCTCTATAACCATTGTCTTTTTCGATAAAATCTAAGTCTACTTTATCTGCATCACTATGAAGTTTTCTAGCTTTTGCTGCTTCTACAGCTGCCTTATTCTTCTTAAGTTCTGCATCAATTTGGTTTTCTCCTGCACGAGCGTATTTATCAGCAATATCTGCACGCATTTTCTCAATTTCCATCTGTAATTTCATAAATTCCAGTTGCTTAGCTTGTTCTGCTGCAGGATCTGGTTGTGGTTCATACTCTTTAATTTGTTTCTCAAGAGCAGGCATCCTACTTAATTTAGCAAATTCACCCATAATCATTTTAGTCATATCAAATGGCATAGTATTTCCAAGAGTTTGCATTAAGAAACTTAGTTCTTGTGCTTTTGCGCTATTATCTTCTGCTGTACTAATAGCAATTTCAATATCCAATTTACCACTTAAGTCATCTCTTCTTACAGGAACATATTCCTCATTAGTAACCCTAATTATTTCTTCTTCATCTAGAAATTCACTATTATATGCCATCCATTTTCTAAACAATGGCTTCATCAAATTCTCTGCAATATTTCTAACTAGGTTTAATCTTCTAGTTGCAGTAGCGTCTAGAGCACCTCTAGCACCTGTAGCAGTGTTGCCAAGAGCATTACCACTAATACCCCCACTAAAGCTTTTTACCCCTGTTTGACTTTCAATTTCATTATTCATTAATTCCATCATATTAAATGCAGAACTGGGTATTTGATTATAACTACCTTGCCAGAAATCATTTGGTGTACCATTATATTCAAAGTTATCACCACTTAAAAAGCGTTTTCTATTAGTTCCATCCAAAGCACCTTTTCTCATACCAATCTGCCCATTATTACTTTTAGCCATATTGTCAATAAGTCCACGAGTAATAGCAGTTTTTACTTTTTGATTATCGCCAATATTAGCTGCTAATGCTTCACCAAACAGCTGAAAAGGAACCGCATTAAAAGGTACTACTACAAAAGGAGGTTTCTCATCAGGATAAGGATTACTTTCTAATCGAATGATTGTATCACCTACCCATGTACAAACAATAGGTTCTACAATACCGTCACCATCTACATCATAGTTACCCCAATATTCATGAACCATTATTTTTTTACGTGCTTTATCTTTAAATCTAAAGTTAGTCAAATCTTCAGGAATAAAATCCGAATCTCTACTTATGTCTAGTGTTGCAACCTTATCTAGATTTTTATATCTTCCATCTTGCTTTAGCGTACTCATATCTGTTTCATATCTATGAATTACAAATTGACATTTATCCATATCATCCATACAGGTAGGATCAATAAAAATATCTTCATTTCTGCAAACAATAGCAGTAGGCTGATTTTTAATTACTTTAGTTTCGGTAACTACCTCAATATCAATATATTCTTGATTTTCATTATTAATCTTAATTACTTCTACTTCAGTTTCTACTTCTTCATCTTCATAATCCCAGCCAGTTTGTATAATTACAGTACCTTCAGTAGCAAGTACTCGTAATGCTTTCATAATAAAGTTATATCTAGGGAATTTTCTACAAAATTGTGTATTTAACAAAAGTTCGTTTTGTCTAGCTGCTTCAACATCTTCATATGTTACAGGATTACATTTAATTACATCAGGAGTGCTTAAAAAGGGATCAGCTAAAGAAGGTAACATCCATTCCATTTGCTTACGAATGTCTTTTGATACTATTGCTGATTTACCTTTAATTTCGTTACCATAGGGATCACCGTTAGTCTCATTAGCCCAACGTTCACGAAGACCAAGCCATTCTTTTTGCATTACTTCTGATGCTTTAAAATCTTGCTTTAAAGAAGTCAACAATTCTTGTTTATTTATTTTAGCCATTTGTTTCCCTGATACATATTTAATTACTATATTCTACCAAACTTAATATTAATTTAACCTTATAAAATAGATGCAGCATACACATCACCTTTAGATGCTATATTATCTACATATCCACCAAAAATAAATTTTCCATACTGCTTTTCTGATCCATCTGTCATAATATACGATAAATGTACCGGAGTAGTAAAAGTATCTGTAATATCTTCTGTAAAAAACTCGAATAAGCCAGATTCTACTTCCGATTCTTTACAAGTATTAGAAGTTACATTAACTAATATATCTCCAGTTTTTTTAGGCCATATAATTTTAATTGTGACAGTAGATCCTGTCCCAAATACTCCCCCAAGAAATGTATTTTCACTAGATTGGTATCTCATTATTCCCACTCCATAAATCTTTGTTTATTTATAACTACAGGAGTACCTGCATCTGGTAAATCATCTATATCTAAGCAGATTCTAGATTTTAAATTAAAACCTATTACAGCATCCACATCTCTTACATAAATTACTTGTTTACTGAAATCAGATACTACAGATATATCAGCATCTATAGAACGGTTATATATTACTTGCTTTTGATAATTACTATCTGCAACTATATTAGAACTATATGTAGGTTTTATAAGCAGCATATTCTTATTAGTTTCGATTGATATATTTGAAGTTATACCATCTTTTATAAGTAATTTGTTCACATTAGCAAGTATCGTATTAGCACCAATAACTGTATTTAATACTAGTAGTTTATCTACTGAGGAATTAACTATAGCAGTACTAGTAAATTCTCTATACCATTTTACAGATTTATTGAAATTACCATTAACAGTAGTTACTGCCTCAATATAACTATTTAGTATCTTATTCGATAAAGAGTTTAGTACTGAACTAGATAGAGCGTCTTCTAGATATAGTGATTTAAGACCTAATGATGGTAAAGTAATTACAATACCGCCTGCAGAACCCGTTTCTACTGTAACTACTGAATCAGTAGTACCGCCTAGAGTAGCTGATGTAGCAGCAGCAGTAATTCTAATAGCTACATGGAAAGTTTCACCCGGCTGAAATTCAATTATTGGTTGAGAACTATTTGCTGTTAACGTATCGCTACCAGCAGTTACTGATACAGCCACAGTATTTGAGGTAGCTGTAAATAATAATGTTCTAGTGCCCCCACCTGTAGCTACACGATATACAGAATATTCTGCAGTAATATCATAACTAGCTAATAGAGCAGGCGCTGTATAGCTTATATTTGTAGCTAAAGTCCATGTTCCTGCTTGAATATATCTATGCATAGTTGATGTAGAGCCCATACCATCTGTCGAAGAAGCAGACTCATTTAATGCCCAACCATAGTTAGTTCTATTATCCGTAGAAGATGCATTCTCAGAAACATAAGGTTTTACAGTATGAGTAGTTGCAGTAGTACTAGTATACGTAATAGCAAATGAGGTATCAGCTGCACTTGTACCAGATAATTGTTTTACGTTAGTACCCCAAGTCTGATCCTGATCAATATTTCTAGGGTATAATAAGTTACCACTAAATAAGGCCATAAGATTCAACCAATGCTATTATATGAGTAAGATGGGTATCGCCTGTATATTCGATAGCCTGTAGGCTATTTACTAGTGACGTAGTGGGTGTTCCTCCTACTGCCATTAAACAAATAGCATATTCGCCAAGTAAATCTGCATTTTGCTCAACTGCTATTAAATCTAGTAATCTAGTTCGTGCATCTGTATCATCTACAGGGGATCTACCAAAATCTGTAGTATAAAAAATACTATGCGTTAAATCATACCCAGCTAAGTCTAAATTATAGCTAGGATATGTAGTACCAGATAACTTAGCATGGCACCACTGATATTCAGGATTGATACAAGATGCGAAATCATTTAAATAATTAGCTGAAGTTATTTGATCTGCAAATGCTGCATATACACAATCAACTAATCTATCACCTGAAGTAGTAAAGGCAGGATTATCTGCTTGTAGAGAGCGCACTAGCAATACTTCTGGACCTTCTGACATTGCTAGTGATTCAGCTGTTGCGCTCATCTAGATTCCTTATTCAGTAGGGTCTTTAGGCTCTACAGTTACTGTATATCTAGCGATATCACCAGTTTCAATATTAAGAAGAGCATGAATCCATCTAAGAACTAGTGTATTATCTCCGTTAATGTATATCCCAGCTTCTTGTACTGTTCGATTAGCTGTAGCTTCAATTTCAAATAACAATTGCAGAACTCCTGCACTTGGTTGTGTCACTGTGCAAGAAACACGAGTTTCAGGATTTTCTGAGATAAGATTAGTCTGTGTCACGCTTAAAGCAGTATTATCACTGCCCCATGCACCTTTATAGTCTATTGTTACACCACTAGTTGTTGCCGGATCAAGTAAATCTACAATATTCTCTTGATAGTGATTTGTTACTACTGCTACTGCCATTGTTTATTTCCTTCTTGTATAATTTTATTTTCTACTTCATAAAATTCTTGCTGCAACTTCTGTAAAGTTTTCAGAATTTCATTTCTATGTATAAGTAAAGCTCTAATTTCTTCTGTAACTACGATTTCTAAATCTTTTGTTTCATCTACTTTTGTAAAAGCATCAGAGTCTTTTTTCTTAACTTCAATAGCTACCTTTACTTTTAGTTTATCAATAGATTGTGTACTATTACGATGTTTCATATATATCCTTAGCTTTCAACTTTGTTAATTTGAGTAGGTATGCCATCTACCCAATTAGTTAATGAGATAGTAGTAGTAATATCATCATCTACATTAATAATAGTAATAGTACTAGGTAAATTATCAGCCCAATTAATAGTGATATCGAATAGAAGATTAGATTTAGAGTTATCTTCATACTTATATATCTTAGTAGGGACACTACTCTCTACCTCTAGTTCAGTATATAACTGTTTATAATTAACTTGTGTTCCAGTATTTTGTTCAATTATATTAATAGTTGTTTGGGTTAACCCACCACTAGAACTTTTAGATCTTAAATCAATTATATCCTGTTTATTCATCTAGTAACCCTTATTGTACCACTTTGTCCACCACTAGGTCTACGAATTCGTATATAAACTATCTCATCAACTATAGTAACCTGTTCTGGCTTTAAAATCATTCCATAACTATTAGAAGAAGCACCAAACCTAATTAAACATTCTTTATCAGATCCGTTATAAATAATAGTATCAGTATCTAATGGTGGTATTCCTAGCCAAGATCCCTCAGAAGGCAGAAATAAATCTTCTGTCAGCATACTAATTCCTAACTATAAATGCTGATATACTATTACCGACACTTTTAACAATTTTAACTAAAAGACGTTCTGCAGTAACTTTATCTATAGATGAAGTAGTTCCATCTACAATATCATCCATTAAATGTATAAGTAAAGCTTTTTTATTCTCATCAGATATTTTAGTAATAAGCCATTTAATAAATTTTAGCATTAGTATCCTTTACCATAGTATATATAAATTAAAGTTAATTTAACCTTAATCTAGATCGGAGATTATCTTCATTAGCTTCTTAGCTCTTTTAGGCGTTTGTTCCGCCCATCTAGAATCTAGTCCCTCGCTTGCTGCTAAAGTAAACTTTCCTTCTTCTAATGCTGCTAACATTTTTTTAAATTTAAGCAAGCCGTTAATACCTAGTTGATAACTCATATTACCTAATACAGTTTGTACCTCTTCTGGTAGATTTATAATCCAAGGTTTTTTATCTAATAACTCTTTTAGTTTATCAGCTAATCTAGCTTCTAACAATAGCATAGCTTCTTCTTTTGTTATTGGTAATAGAGTACCAATACCAATAGTATCTTTACCTAAATGATCTTTATATGGCATACCTTCAAAGCCTTCATCCAGTATTAAGCTTTCCGCTATTTTACTTAAGTTCATTTGCAAATTCCTTATTATACTTAGTTAACTGTTCGATATAGTAGTTTTCAGTACTCCTAAGAAGAGTAATACCATTAAAAACACTATCTTTATAACTATCACAAATACAACTACTAAAGTTACCATCCTTGAGTTCTATCGTCTTCACTTCTACATCAATAGGTTTTACTTTTGGTAGCACTTTAATATTCGGGCACTGAGTTTTAATATAGATATACTCTGTCTTAGCAGTACAGCCACTAAAGCTGATAATAACCATCAGGAGTATTAATAGATTTCTCAACATGTTTAGCCTTTTCTGCTTCTACTTGATTTTGTTTTTCAAATTCTTGTATTTTGCTTTTATTTTCTTGGCATTGTTTAGCTATTTTTGCTTCTTGTTTTTGTTTATTTATAACCTCATACTGATCTTTAATCTTTTTACCTCGATAAATAAAAACACTAAAAAATAAAGCAATTAATCCTGTACTTAATCCGTATAACCACATTTTAGCTCTAGTAAACATTAATCATCCTCTGTTGGTTTTGTAATCCAATTACCAATACCCATACCACCTACTAAACCAAATACCATAGTAGTGAGATGATCTAATGGGCTGATATCAATTTTAAATAGATGCATACCTACAATAGTTATTGTATACATAATTAACCCAATTAGCAATCCTTTAACTATAAGCCATCGACGTTCTGTTTTTTCTTGTTTTGTAGCCATTAATTTATACCTACCGTTTTTTCAGTTCTAACATCATTAATTAGATCATCTATATTGATAGCCATCCAAGCTAGTTTACCAAGTACTGTTAAAGCAGCTAATGTAATTAATCCAGCCGCTGTCATTTTAACATGATTCCATAACCTAACTCTAGGCGCTAATGCTCTTTTTACTTTTTCTTCAGCATACTTTTCTTTTTGTTCTTTTATCTCTGCTTCTGTAATATAGCTACTATTTTCTTCGGTCTTTTCTTTAGTTTTAGTTACAACATCAGCAATTTTTGAAACAGTCATATTTAATGTACTCATACTCTCGATTAATTGCTCATTAACTTCACTTTGTTTATCCAATCTTGCATGAATAGCTTTATTACTAGCTTTTGCTTCCGTAGCATATACGATTACTCTTTCTTCATGCTGTTTGAATTCTTTTTCTAAGTGCGTTACATCATTTTCTAGATGTTTTACTTTATGCTCAATAGAATCTAATCTACTATTTACATTACCGATATTTTTATTAAAGCATTCTTCACATTCCATTTTTATCCCCAAGTAGTAATTACTTATATTTACCTTATTATACTTCTGTATTTATTTCATCATCAATTTTTTGTTTTGCTCCAATAACTTTTCCAAGATGCTACTCCCACGATACCATAGAAAGCTAATCTAGATATAGGCTATACTTACTCTGCTACATAGATAGTGAATCGTTCAGCAGTTGACCCATTAATATGTAAGTCAGTAAGCAGAAGATCTGCTCTGTCAATATAGTAGATCCCGCCACGATCAAAGGTGAAAACGATAGATCCAGTTCCGTTAGCAACTACTGCATCCTTTAGATACTTCCTTCCATCACCATCTACCCTGTAGGGGATAAAGTACGAGTCATCTGGAAGCTCTGTCGTGAATGTGAACGAGATTGCGTCTCCCACTTTGAACCGTGTGCCTGTCACTGTGATGTCTGTAATCGGCAGTGAAGACTCTATGAACGCATCAAGCGGAAGTTGCCCACTATAATCAGCAATGATATTAGACCCATCAATGACAACATTGCTAAATGTGGAGCGGTCGTCAGGGTAGATAATCTTACCGGAACCTGCTATTTTTTCAATAGGAAAGATTACTCTCATAGTTCAGCTCCATATGCAGATTTGGCTAGGTCTCTCATAAACCGGTCAAAGTCTGCTCTGTCAAAGTATCTGCGCCCATAAGATGAACCGGTATTACACCTAAGTGCTAAACTATTTCCTATGACAGAGAACCCACTGGCAACCTGCACCGCTATGCCAAATTCTGGTGGAATATAGAAAGTTACCTGCCCACCGATGCCCAGACTTCCAGTAATAGAACTGCTGTTTGTCTCTGCATCAGCAACGGCAAGAGATAGCCCAATACCGTCTTCAGTCACATAACCACTATAATTAGCCCCAAATCTAACAGCTTCAGCAACGGTTACTGATCCGGTCACATCGAAATCAATCGCCTTAGTACCCATTATGATAGTAAAGTCCCCAGATCCGTTGATAGCCCTTTGGATTCCTTGGTAGTATACATTGGAGGAGAGACTTAGAGTATGTGCGATAGTAGCTATATTAGTGATTGTACCTGCAATCGGAGCAATAGAGGCAAAATACAGATTGCTTGAAGACGCAGCACAGACGTAGATAAGATCGTCTACAGTATCCCACATAACTCCGTGAATCCACTGTGTAGCTGCCGCATTAATATCTGTGTGAGCAATACTCCAGTCTGCAACACCGTCAGCTCCATATTTTACATAAGCATTAGTAACAGTACTTATATCCAACCAACTCCCATCCCCGTCAGGGCTCATGAAAATGTCTAGGTACTCCATATGGAAAGTAGCAGTGGCTAGATCAGGTCTGAAATTGTCGGTAGCAGCCTTGGGTGGATTCACTAGTATTGCTGTCTTACCACCAAAAAAATCTTGTATATTACTCATTAAATTATCCTCCATGAAGAGTCGAGATATCTCAACTCAAATGATATGTAGTCTTGATCTACAGTCATATCTTCAGCTAGCTCCATAATTGTAGATCCATTTCTACCAATCGTAAGATTGTAGGTAGTTAGGTCATATCCGACATCTACAATGATAACCGCATCATCGGCATTAGGCGTAGCGGGGAGGGTCACCGTGAACGACCCGGAAGTAGTGTCGATAAGAACTCGATCTCCGGCAGCCGCCGTGTAGTTCGCTGTCTTAACATCGGTAGTGGTAAACGGATCGCCACTGCTGATTACGATATCTCCAGAGCCCAGCAGAGACTCACTGTTGATAGTCTTGATATTAGTACCACTAACAAGTAGTTCTTGCTTCTCGGAGTCAAGTTCCTCAACGGCAGCCTGAACATCTGTGCTGGATAAACCCCCAGCTGGAGTGAACGGCACCTCACTAGCCACCTGATCATCCTTAGCGTTCTCCTCGATACCAGAGAGCTTGCTTTCAGCGGTATCCAGTCGATCCTCAACCTCATCGATAGCAGCCTGAACGTCATCCGCGACTAGTCCACTGGTAACATTACTAAAACTAATAGCAGACGCAGGATGTGCATTCGGGTCAGAGCGTCCGGCTAGAATATTGTGGTCACCAAGAGAGGCCGACGGAGAGATCTGAATGGTCCGCCAGTCAACATAGGCGTTGCCATCCTCATCTTCAACGATACGGGATTGCGTTGCATTCGTGTATGCATCTGCAGTCTGCACGATAATAGTAGCAATGGGAACTAGTTCTTCGAACAACAGATCGATCACCTGCCCAATCTCATTATGAGCTCCATCTCGTGCTGTACTAACAGTATCATATTCTGCCTGACCTACGATACCAACAATAGGGTTCTCTATGTCATTAGTAGCATACAAATGGGTAAGCAAAAACTTAGTATTGGTTACCTCAGTAAGTTGCCATGTTGAACCAGTCCATTGATTGTAAGCAGCCCGTCCAGTTCCAGCAGTAGTTACCAAGTAACCGGTAGAATCTAGCTTTCTCCAGTCTCCAGAGGCTCCAGATCTATAGTATAGCGGAATTTGAGCAATAGGGTAGAGATCTTGCGGATCATCGTCAACAATATAATGAGCTAGGTCTTCATCACGGATTAGTCCACTATCTACAGAACACTGAATATGTGTATTAGAACTACCATCACCATCAGCAATTATATCAGAAAGTGCTAATCCATTTACAAACTGAGCTCCCCAAGCTGTATGAAAGTGCTCATGGGTAGCCCAGTCCATCACTGTACCATGCCGCTCATCTCCAAAGTAGATGTGTTTACTGTTAGTAGCATCCCAATAAATAACACAAATATACGCATTTTCTTTAAGAAGAACTTCAGAGTCCCAATCATTAACTATAGCATCAATAGTACCTTCAGGAGTTAAATAGATAAAGTGTAAACCTTCAACATCCAGAATATCAAATGTCTTTGTTGTAGTAATAGTCTGTTTAATTCCTTCAATGTAAACATCAAAACTAGTTACCGCTGGTGCTAATGTAAGTCTGCGATTAACATCATCAAAACTAATAGTAGAATCTGTACGATTTAAGAAACCGGTAGGTTCTTGTGTATCTGTATTAATTGCTTGCAAAGCTGTGATGTAACCATCATGCAAATCCTGTTGATCTTTTAATACTTTACCCTGAGCAGCAGTGAGTGCCTTAGTATTATCATCACTAACTAGATCATCCACTAGTTGAACATACCCTGCTTGAGTGGTGGAAGCCGTAAAGACAGGCTCACTAAACTCTACCATCAGAGATCCATTTACAGCATCCTGATTAAGTACATAAGCACATGCCTGATAAAATCCTACAGTTGGCTTCGTATCGGTAAGCCAGCCGCTACCGTCAGGATACAGGATTGTATTGATCGGCCATAGATGAGTATCGACATCAGCAATAACACCTGTATTAGTAACAATACCGACATCATTATCGTGTAGCAACTTATGTGTTATACCGATTGCTACTTGTGTTTGAGATGACTGAGGCTCAATTTCGATATAATCTGTACCAGTTTGAGTACCTGTACCTATAACGATTGTACCGATAGAAATATCATCTCCACTAGTATTACGTACTTTAAAGTGGAGATGGTCAGCTCCGATTTCATTAGAAATATCGTCAAGCTTCTTGTTATACAGTTCCTGTTCATCATTTAGAGTAACGATGTCACCAGAACCCGAGAAATAAGCAGCTTCCCAAATAAGAGCTGTAGCATTCCATACGAAGAGTTGTTTCTGTACGGTATGCCAGTAGAGCATTCCCTCTTGCAGAGGATCACCATCATTATCCACAATTGGTGCATCTGCAAATGGTCCAAGATAAATATCATTAAATTGATCAAACCAGTCAGCGGCATTAGATTCACTTGTAGCTGCATTTGATTCACTGAGAGCAGCTGCATTAGCACTATCAAGCGCATTTAATTCACTTATAGACGCATTAGCCTCACTAATAGCTGCATCATCACGGTATCCTTCAGTCTCAATTGCATAAGCACTTGCATTGCCTGCAGAAATAGCAGCAGCATTTGCGGAATTACTTGCGTCTATTGCAGATCCAGCGGCAGCACTTTCACTATTAGCAGCAGCACTTTCAGATATAGCTGCTGCATCTGCTGAACTACTTGCATAATACTCATAATGCAATGCTGAATATTCTATAGGATCAGTATCAGTAGCTGTAAATGTACCATCTCCATTAGAAGTATAAATTTTAACAGGAGTATCTATTGTTTCTGTAGCATAACTATTAGCAGTCATTTTTTCGGCTTCTGCTTCCCATGCACTTAGTTGAGCATTAGTTGCATTAGTCGAGGCTTCTAAAATTTCACTTAAATGAGGAACAACATCTGTAATAATAGTATTAATGCTATCTAAGTTATCTGCTAAAGTAGTAATAACTTCTATACTAGCATTTGTTGTTATAACTGCTTCAATATTATCACTAACATTAATAATATCTGTAATGGAAGCATTAACTGCTTCGATTTCTTCAATAGAAGCTAATAAAGCAGTAATTGCATCTATATTATCAGCTACAATAACTATATCTTGATATTTATCATTACTGATTTTACGTTCGATAAAAGTATCGACTGAATGTAAACTACTTAATCTTCTCATACAAAACCTCTTTTATCTAATCTACTGCCCATTGAGATATCATCAGGAGCAATACCAATTCCATATTCTCTAACTATATTACATGCAGTCTCAAATCTTTGATAATGTACATTACTCTCTAAGTTTGCATTATCATTCATGCCAGCATGTGCTTCATAACCAATATATTCAAGTAAAGGTTTTACAAATTGATCTGGCATATCTAGTTCTTCATCTAAAGTTAGTGTAGTTACTTTTGTAGGTCTAGCCGCATAAATTAAACTAACATATGCTCCTTCAGTAATTAAAGGGATCTGTACTTGGTTATAACTAATCATGTTAATACTATATAAATCATCTTCAGAGTTAATAGGGAGAACTAGATCATCTGAACTGTAATCATCCTCATTATTATCTCCATAAGCAGCAATTAAGTACATAAAGTTATCATTCATCTCTACATCAGAATCTGTACCGTCTAATGCATAGATTGTTTTACCATCACGTAAAGTTACCAAAGCTTCTTCGGTCTTTAATACAAATCTTTTATAGATCTCAGTTATACCTAAATTTATAAATCCAATGAGCACATCTGTATCATCTTTAATAGACGTACTTAATTGACGTAATACACCAGCTTTTGCTAAGGTAACTACTTCATTTGCTGTCATATATTGCCTTTACAGATTTAATGCTATATTATACCTAGTAATTGCTTAATATTTTCTTAACTAAAAAATTGTACTTTTATTGTTACTAAACTCATTATCCTCAAAATCCATCTCCCATATACTGCTATTCGAATGGTCTTCTAGAAATTCTTTATTGCTTTCTGCGCTAGGTAACAACACATCTAAACTAGAAATCATACTTATGCAATCTATAGCATCATCATGCTTAGCAGCAATTCCTGAATATGTCACATAGTTTAACTCTTCTAATAATTCTTTCATATCAGGTGTATTTTTCAAATCTTCAGGTAAATAAACTTTATGTTCTTGAAATAAAGGGTGTACTCTCATGAAATGTTCATGTTTATTTCCTTTACCTTTTCTCCTAATTCCTTCCTGTGTTATACTTGCCCCAATCTGCCTAGCAAAACTAAAGAAAGTATTATGCTCTAACATCATCTTTTTTAATGTATGCAAATTTAATTGCTGCTGTCCGTCAATCTCAACACCTACATATACATGCCTAGAATTTTTAGATCCCCATTGATTGATCATTTTAAATAATGGCTTATATTGATCAGTAATTGTTTGCTTTTTTATACTTAAATCTAGCATAAACCAATCATTATTATTACTTACAGCCCACAACATCGTACAACTAAAGTCCCCTTTTAAGTCATTACTTGCAGTATAGTCAGTAGTAGCGTATAAATTATAGTAATCTAAATTCTTTTTAATCACACTTCTATCATACCATTGTATCTGATCATCTTGTACTAATTTATCTTCTTCGCTAGATACTCTCAGCATCAACTCTTGACTGAATTCTCTAGCCGTATGATTACCAATAGCATTCAAATATCGTTCCATAACTGCATCATAATCATGCATAGCAGTCCATAAACCTTTAAACTCTTCTTTAGGCATATCTTCATAAATTTTCTTACATATAGGAGCAGCAAGAGGAGTAAATACTCCACTTTCTAAGGCAGTATAAATAGGATCAGCTTTACGGAATGGTGTATTAATCAATACTAGTTGTGTATTTTTACCTCTCATTGCATTCAAAGCATCTGAGAATAATGCAGTTTTAACATTTTTCATGATAGTTTCTGAATAAGCATCTGCTTCATTTTTAATAACGTCATCCCCAATAATAATTGCATATCGGTCTCTAGTTATAGGATTTCTAGAACCAGAACGAATCCCCCCGGTCATAGCCCCCTTAAATTTTATTAATATATGTCTTTTTTCAATAGGGCCACTGCCGGATCTCACTAGTTCTGCTTCACTCTCAGTAAACCTCATTTTTTCGAAATACTCTTTAGCAAATACACTTTTCTCAAACTCACCTGCAAGTAGTTTAGCTTGATCTCTAGCACCACCTTGTTGGCTATCACTTAAAATAAGCATATGACTAATATTTTTGATAAGAGGAGTTTCCCCTTTTATTGCACAATATATTGGATAAAAAGTAGTAGTAATAGTAGATTTGGCACTACCACGAGCAGCAATTACACCAATACGGCTAGGATTAATAGGGATATTTGCGTTTATTTCATCACTATAAGGAAAATCTTTTTCATCCACATTACCAAATAGCATATCTACAATAAAATAATGAAACTTACTATTAGGTATTTCAAAATCTTCACCATAAAATACTTTAATAATGGCGAAGAACTCTAATGCCTCTAAACTAGGGGTATAGTTAGTGAATTCCATATCCATTGAATCTAAGGCATGATCTACATTGAAATAGCCTTTTTTAAATTTTTTAGCCATCAATTACCTTCTTATCTATATAAAGCACATTCCAAGAACTTCTACCATTTCTTCCAGCTATCCGGAAGTTATCTCCCGGTTCATCTTCTGAGCGAATTGCAGATACTACATAACAATCATCCAATTCTTCAATAATAGTTACTTCTCCTATACCAGGAATATCCATAACTTTACCAATATATTTATTTTGCATAATATTTCCTTTAGCCATCAATCACCTCTGCCTCTTCAAATTCATCATTAGATTTCAATTTAATATTTAGCTTAGTAGCTTCCTCAAATCCTACACCTGCTTCAAGCATTTTCTTCTGTAGTGCTACACTTTCCATTAATTGTGTAGATAGTTGCTGTTGCAGATTTGCAGTACGTTCTCCAACATCTAGTTCCATCTTAACTTCTTCTGGACCTTTAGTAGCTGCTAATAACTCTTTGGCAGCATTAATCTTATCCCTATCTAGTTTTGCTGTAACCATCAGTTCTGCTAATACACCTACTGCCTTATATCTAGCTCCAGTAAACATTAGATCTAGTGGTACTTGACTCATAGTTAAAATATCTACAACTAATTTACTTTTCCTATATCTAGAGGCAGCACTAGTTAATTCATTATATTTAGTTGAGTTAGTACTTACATTTAATCTTTCTTTTACAAAATCTCTATCAGCAAATGCTCTTTTATATGCTTCTGTAAAGTTATCATCCATCGAAACTAGGTAAGCACAAAATTTCAAAGCTCTTAAATATTCTTTGATACTAGCTCTATTTTGCGTCATTACTTTTTCATATGTAATAGCTGTATCTAGAAGTGGTACTCCTTGAAATTCTGGTTCATGTACAGATCTATTTATAATTTCAGCAATCTCATCTGTAATAGCATTTTTTCTGGAAGGTAGTGCTTTCTGTAGGTCTTCTTTTGTAATAGTCTTAACTATATCCATATTTCCTCTTATATTAGTAAGTTTGTTTACGTTAATTTACCTAATCGTATCACATCATTACTTAAGATTAGTTTAAATATAGTAATTAAAAGAAGTTTAAGAATGTAGAAGAAGTAGCCGTTGACGTTGAGATCTTAATGCTCTAATCGGCTACATTGTTATCATAACTAATTTTTTCTTTAAGCTTTCTTAATCTATTTTTTAGTCTGACTTTCTTTATAATTATTTCTTGCCACTCATAAGGTAAATAAAAATCTTTTGGTAGATGCCAATATTCTTCATTATCTAATTGTATTTTAGTGCTTAAATACTCATCTTCATCATCAATCCATATCTGGTTCTTGTCCACTCTCATATTTTTCAGCAAGCTCTTCCCCTCTTAATAACTTATCATAAGCATCTACTACAATATCTAGTTCTATATCAAAAAATTCAGTATGCCCACTAAACGAATGTTCTGTAGTATACTTATAATCTTCAAAATACTTATGTAATCTAGTTTCTTTATCTAGAGGATTACTAGTCTTTTTAAATCTTTTCGGATAACAGTAAGGAAATCTTCTATATTTTTGAAATATACTAGTTAATATCTCTACTACTCTATCTTCTATTTTAGGTCTTGTAGTTATACCTATTTTAACTAGGTCTTTATCCTCAAGTTTTACAAGTAGTACATACAGAATACCTTCACGAGTATTTAGCGTCTTAGTAGAAACTTTAAACATTTAATCCCATAATCTAGGTAATAACCTAGCATACGCTTTCAGGAATTTTTGTAGTGCTTTATGCTCTTCTACTATATCATAAGTATTTTCATATTCTTCATAGTATTTTAGTATCACTTTAATTCGTTTAGCTGTAAAGGCATCACCTAAATAATGTGTATCTTTACCCCATTTCTTATCTAATAACTTTAACTGACTCACTATTATATCTAGTTGATAGCTATAATCATACCACCGCCATCTCCAAATAACTTTACGAAATTTCCACAAATTTGATATGGATTTACAAAATTCTTTAAACATTAGCGTTTACCAAAGAATTCTTTAGGATCATAATAGTCTGTAATATCCTTCTTATACACTTTTTGAGATTCTGCTATTCTCTTCATCTCTTGTCTAAGCTTAGGTGATTTCGTACTTTTACGTCTACCTTTTGACTTCATATAAACTCCTTTATTATATTAGATATTCTGGATATCGTTCTTTCATTTCTTCATAAGTCATTGACTCATTTGTATCACTTACAAACATATCTCCTCTACCATATCCTGTAACTAGTTGTACAAACCAATGCTGGTCTAATCCATTCCAATTACAATGTATCACTTCGCATACTTTACCCTCATAATACCAAACTAGTTGATCATCTTTCATATGAATACCTCTGGATATTTATTTATCGCTTCTTCTCTACTACCTAGTATACCTGCTAACATTATTTGTGTCCATATAGTACCATCATTATCTGGACATTTATAATATTCTAATAATACTTCCTCTTCTGTTTTATACATAGTATAGGATTTCATAGCTTCCATAAATTCTCTATCATCATAAATTGTTTTACCAAAATCATACATATTACTTCCTTTATATAAAATATTCAGGGTACTTGTCTAACGCTTCTTCATAACTCATTATATCAGGATTTTCTATTTCTATACGTTTACTAAAACCTGATCCGTTTCTATTTAAATATGTTAATTCGCATGAACCTCTATACTTAAATGGTTCGGTAAACTTATCTGCTTCTAGTCGTTGAATATCATAAACTAGATGTACATCATTTTCTATAAATATATACTGATTCATATAAAATACTCCGGATATAATTTGCTTGCTTCATCTTTATCTAATGGTATACCATCTAGATGTTCATTATATTCTAGCATATTTTCCCTATCTAGATATAGGTATATTACATTATTAATAATATTTATATATAACTCAAATGGTCTATTATTTTTAATAATATATAAATCTAGTGGTTTGGTAGCATAGCTAGGTGTAAATATATTATAAATTTTTCTATTGGTCATTAACATCCTTATTACAAAGTATAACTAATACGGGCTTAAACATAAATAAAATTACTATAGTAAGATGTAATATACTTAAGAAAACTTTAAGCAAACTTCACATGTGAAAATATAATTTTTGTGGTGAGGACAGTTCCCCCACACTCTAGCATCTCGAAGTGACTACCCCCCCGTAGTCTAAATCTAAGCATTCTTTTTTCCAAGCATTTTCCCACACACTATCAAGTAACAGGCTCATCTCTGCCATAGCTCTAGAGCTTCGCTCTCTTTTGTATAGCGAGGTATCGCAAGTACCAATCATCACATCATAAAGGGTTCCACCTATGGAAATCGTCATCATTGCAATCGTTGCAGTAGCAGCTTACTTCGCACTCAAGTTTCTCATCAAAGAGCTCTCCTCTACAAAGACTATGCGTGGTCTTGATAAAAACATGGCTCTCAAGCTGGAAATCTCTTCAGCTCAAACTACTGCCGATTACATCTCTGATATCAAAACAAAAGATATCAAGCATGATGAAGTCACTAAGACTCAAGAAACACTCCTCGGAGCACTCTAATGTCACAAATTCAACGCATCAAAGCAACTGTCGAACAATCCGTCAACCTCGGTACATTCTTGGCTACTCAAATGAGTGCCAATGATATTCCTGCATACCTTAAGAGCAAGCACTATACGCTCAAAGGTGTGCAGTTCAAAGCTGGTTCAGTAGCATTTACTGCTGCTGGCTACCAGAAAGCCTATGACGATATCCGTAAAGAACTTAGCGGTATCAAAACACTCAAAGCCTTCAATGAATGGAAAAAAGCTCATGACTGCAATTGATCTCATCCAGCGGTATCCGTCTATCAGAGCCTACTACGGCTCTGATGGCCAACTCTGTTGTAACATCTATGGTAAACGGCATAGCATTGTCATGCTTGCCAAAAACATCCATATGCCTCTTTCCGAAACCAAGTCTTTGCTCCGTAATCTAGTGAGCATTCAGCACAGCAATGTAAAAATCAACATGGAGTTTTAAATGAAACGTTACAACATCAAAGTCAAAGCAGATACAAAGCAGAAACCTCAAGTACCGGAGCGCATTGTTGCTGCTCTGGTTGTTTATGGAGACTAGCATGTGTATTAGAAATGTTGTTACAATTACTTATATTGTAGCAATGGCTGCAATTACATGTCATATCGCAACTCTGGTGAACTATGGTAACTAAACAAAAAACGGTCTTTGTAGTAATATACAAAGAAGAGGGACAAAAACCTAGAGTTTCAGCAATACATAAAACTAAAGAAGGTGCTGAAAAAGATGCCCAATTCTCAAACGAGAATAAACTGTATAATACAGACAAATACTATACAGAAGAATGGCTTTTTGAGGACTAGCTTCGGCTGGTTCTTACCCTTTATTTTTTTCTCCCACACTCATCTCTTCCACACTTCCCACACTTTTAAAGATAGGCCAATCAAATTGGGAAGATTTTCATGTGTTCATCATATCCAACCATTATCGATTACCTTCGGTATCTCTTGTGTTGTGGTGTGTTTAGTATTGGATAGCATTAAGTAGTTTGCTATAGGATCTAGTGTTGCTCTTATCTTGTTATATAGCTCAGTCTTCATCATCCGAACTCTGCACCTTATCAGGCGCGACGAGTTCTACTTCTTCATCCTTCTGTTTAGGATTACTGGCTTTATCCCATACTTCTTTCTGTTTATGAAATACAGTTTGTAAAGCATGAGGATTAATCATATATTTACCTCGACTAACTCTACGAACCAAATCTTTCTCAAATAGCTCTGGAAGTCCTTTATCAAGTAAGTATTTATGATCTTTCTTCCTAACTTCTACAACAAAAGTCATACCACCGATAAATTTACCATTTAAGTCTGTTCCATATAGATCTTCTACATAATGCATACCATCCATAATTACATCAATTAATTGTTGTGCTGGTTTACTAAGCATAACTAGTTCTTTTATCAGATTAATACTTGCTGGTTTATTTTTACTCATATTTCCGTTTCCTATCTTAAAATAATTTGGGACATTGCTATTTCTGTTATTTCTGGTAAGGCTAATTTCATCACCTGCATCAAGTGTTATAGAAATATTCCTTTTCTCAGCTTCGTTTAAGTTGTGTTGTGTCATAATACATTTACCTTTCCTTAAGAGCACTTCCTCTGCTCTTTATTCCTTACATTATACTTAATAGTATCTTAAGAACTACTTAAAGGACCTACAAATCGTAGGTCTTTCTATATTAAAAGACACCAAGTTTGTAGTACCAAAATCCTGCTCAAATGCCCTTGTACAGGGAGTTTGCTCTATTACTATAATAACTATACATATGTAAATTACAAGCTTGTTCACTTACTCAACATTTTTACCTCTTATTTTGCATTCATCTTACATTTTGCCTATCATTTTGTTGAGTGGTTGCAAGCAAAATCCTTTGTAAAGCCCTATATTAGGGAGTTTCATTCATATTCCCTTATTAATTAATAAATATACTAAAAATTTGCTTTTGCTTTTTATATATCTTTAAAGCAAAAAAAAGTAAAAATCCTTAACAAACCTCGTCAGGTAGGGCTATACAGGGAATTGCTATCGGTATAGAAAACTATACCGTTACACATCGTAAACTACCAGTTGACAGTTGTTATACTCTCAGTTGACAGTGATTATCTTATTTTATCCATATTTTCAATTGTTATTTCTTGTTACACCTTCGGTGTCTTTCGTATTGTGGTTATCGCATTACATGAACGTACATTTCGTTTGATTTGTATGTAATTAAATTAAGGAGATAGAAAATGAAAGCACCAAATGTAATTACACTAAATGGAAGCACATATTACAAAGTAAAAGATCACAATGTTTATCATTGGGAAGTTCGTGCTTTATATAAAAAAGAAGACACTGATGATTATATTCTGTATATGTACGATACTACAACGGAATATCTCGACATTAAAGTTCCGTCAATGAGTTATGTTGAACATATCATGGAAGATAAATAAGGAGATAGAAAATGTTAACTTACAAAACTACAGTACCGACAGTTTATTACTGTGAAGAAGGTTACCCTGAAGTTGGATGCTACAGTGAAGATATTAACGTAGTCTTTAATGAAGATGGTACGATTACCTTTGGAAAGCATCGTTTTATGCCAGAAGACTTTAAACAGATTCTGGATAAACAAAGTCAATTCATGGAAGCAGCTAAACTTATGAATAAGGAGCAATAAATGAAAGAAAAACAAGTCGCATTAACCGCAATGCCTGAATCTCACTTCGAAACAAATGGTTACAAAGCTCATGTAATTTGGGTTAATAACTCTCATTATTGCGGGTATGTAGAAGTACCTAATACTCATCCTTGTTATCTTGCTTTTGATTATGATGATTTAATTGAATCATTAGAAGTACATGGAGGCGTAACTTATACTAACAACTTTTTGCCAAATGTTAAATCTGATGATACATGGTTTATTGGATTTGATGCTGCACATGCTGGTGACAAAATCAGGTTTTGGGGCGAAGGTGAATTCAGAGATCTAGATTATATGGTTAATGAATGTCACAAGCTTGCTCAACAGCTTAAAAAGATAGATGAAAGCAGAATGCTTGAATATAAAGGAGAATAAATGACTGTAAATGCATATGACGAAAATGGAAGAATTTTCCCTAAAAAAGTAGTTGTTGATAATACTTCAGAATATGGATCTATTATCGATTTTGGCTGGCCTTGCAGATACTATATTAAAGATATTTTGTATAATTCACCAAAAATAGGTGATAGAATCTGTATTGACGCTGCTGGACGTAACCATAGGGATTCATCTGTATATATTGATTGGACACAAGAACTACTAGATCTAGTAAAGGAATACAAATGAAAACGAACATTGTAATGAGAGTTACACCTGAGCAAAGTCGTAAGGTGCAAGAGATCGCTATTGCACGTGGGGCTAATTGGTATGGAAGGTCAGGTATTGAATACACTAAGTTCGAGCAACTGTTTATTAATTTCGACAAATCGCTTGAAGCAAACAAAATTTATCTGGACCCGTATGGTGAGTATGAGGAAGTTGACGCCGACCTGTTCATCCGAACGAATGGCACATGCGAAGAGCGGCAACCGGAACAAGGTGAAGAGATTATGGTGTGGAACACAGACGAAACAAAAGCAGTAAAGCGTGAATTTATCTCAATGACAAAAGATGGTAAGCAATTTATTTGTCATAGCAGAGATGGCGATAATGTTCGTTCTTGGCCTAACGCCAAACCAGCACCAAAAGAGTGGTACGAAACAGTAAGCAGCGAAAATCCTGTACTTTGTTGGGTAGAGGGTAAAAACACCGCAAAATGGATAGACTATTGGGCAAAGGGTCATGTTTCAAAATCGGGTAAAAAACAACCATTTAAATCTGGATATCTTTGGTATTGTGAAGCTACTCCTGTAACATGTTATGATTTAAAGAATAACTAATATTGGCCTTCGGCCTCTTTTGTATTATGTGTTGATACGGAGTGATGACCTATCAGCATTTACTTGCGATTTTTGGAATGCTAAGTAATCTACTAGTTTATCTAGAGACGAATAGCATTCTCTAAAGTCTCAATGACTTAATTCATCTAAAGGATAAATGTGAAATTTGTAGAATGTACATATGAAGAAGCTTGTGTAGCTTTATTGGAAGGATATAAAATCAGAAAATCTGCATGGGATATTGGGTACTATCTTCAATTTAGTAACGGTAGAATAGTTGTAATTGATACTATTAATGATGAAAAACATTATCAAACAGGTGTTAATCTTGATCCTAGAGTGAAATACCAAAAAGAAGTAACTGAAACTATTCTAACTATCTCTGAAATTGAGAAAGCACTTGGTATTAAACATCTTAAAGTTGTAAAGGATAAATAGTGGTAGAGCTTATCGTAGTAGTAGTAGTGCTTGTATTGGCTTGGGCTAGTATCAAAAGACTATTCAAGTTTATTGGTGAAAAGACCAATATTTGGGCAATTAAGCAAGAGGTGACTCTACAAGATGATCTTAAAGATACTCTTGAAGAAATCAATGATGTAAAAAGCCGTAATGACGGCAAATGGTTTACACTAGATGATCTAGAGAGGGCTATGAATTAATGAAATTATCTGATTTTAAAATTGGTGAAATATTCTATACACCTGTTTCAAAATGGATGTGTACAGATATAGGTTCTAGAGTAGTAGTAGCTATTGACTATTATGAAAAAGTTAAAAATAGTGAAACTACTCCGCCATATAGTATTGTTGAATATGTATTTGACGAATGTGATATGGAAGTATGTTTCACATCTTTAGAAGAGCTAAATGAAGCTATGAATTAATGAAAGTAATTAAGTTCCTCTTTTGGGATATGGCACCTGTATGGTTTCTATTACTTGTAGTATTAGCATCTACAACAGCATTATTTGATAAATAATACAATTATAAGGAGTATAAATGTCATTAGCAAAAACACCTAGTAAAGTTTATCGTAAAAAGACTTATTATGGTAAAAACCATTTTAACCGTATTAATTCAGAAAAACGAACTCTCGTATTTGAAGGAACGTATCTTGAAGCCATGAAATTTGTTAATGAACGTAGAAGTTATGAACAAGATCAAGGATTTGATTATATCATTGAAAAGCAAGTTAATCAACCTAGTTCTTAGAGCCACTTTCGAGTGGTTCAATGGAGCTAGACTCCAAAACATCAACAACTTAAAGGACATACATGACAGAAAGAACACAAGCAATTACAGAGCGTATGAACGCAATCAAAGCAGCTGCACAAGCTAAACGTGAACAAAAAGATTTGGCTATGCTTAACACAGATACAGGTGCTCAACGCTTCCTTTGTGAACAAGATGCAAAAGTACTCGATACCATTATCGATCAAATCTCAGCCGCATATAATCGTGATATCATGACTGGTTACAAGTTTGAAGATAATGTAGAGAAAATGGTAGCTATTGCCACTAATCTACAGTTTGCTAAGCGTGATGTTCGTGATCTGCTTACCCCTAGTTCTAAAGACGATCTAGATCTTTATGAACTCTTTGATCGTGATCTTCGTGATATGGTAGTCACTAGTTATGGTAGTCTTCCGTATCTTCGTGAAGCAACTACAATTACTCATACAGACGGTGAAATCGTTGTACTTGATCAAGAAGCATGTGATCGTGCTGAACAAGGCATTTCCGCAGATGTAGAAAAGCTTAATGTAGCAATTAATATCATTGCAAGCAAACTTGGCCTCTATGCAGACTACGAAGCTACTCAGCGTCAAGAAGAGCAAGCTTGGACAGGTGCGGTTGAACGGCTTAATAAAGCAAAACAGCTACAACTCCTCAAAGGAGAGCTTTCTCGGTAGGTTTCACCTACCTTTACTACTGTTAAAATTTTTAAGGAGATAGAATATGGTACTTGAATTGCCTGAAATCGAAAACTACAAGGATAGCGACTATGAAGTTGCTGAACGTATGCTTACTAGCTTGTGGAGACGCTTTGCAAATAATGCAGGAGCAACTAGTTTACCTTATTGGCTAGATCAGTTTAGCTCTCAGAATGAAGGTAATCGTATGATTCTTCGTCTTGCTGAAGATAAATGGATTACGACTTCTGTTCGCTACAATTATGCAGATATTCAACTCAATAAAGCAAAACTTCTGGAAAAATATTCTCAAGAAGAACTCGATCAAATCATTGTTAACACTAAGATGGAGCACTATAAACCTATCACTAGTTCTCCTAACTTTCTTGCAGGAGCTACTGATGTAAAGCTTCCTTCCGGTATTCAAAAGACAGGTCTAGTTCGTATGGGTTTCTCTCGCTCTGGTTCTCATAAATTCAAATATGATATTGATATGCTTAAGAAATATCGTAAGCAAATTATTCAAGTGTCAGTAAAAGCAATGACTAGACTTGAAGAAGAACTTGGTTATTCTCTTCGTGTCGATGGTGCATATGACTATGAATCCATTATTCGTCATGTAGTGCTTGAAGTTATGCAAAATCCTGATCAAGAATACAATCTTGGTAAGCTTACTCTCGATAGTCGCGGTAGAGCAATTTATCAAGCACTTAAAACAGTGTTTAATCCTATCGCAAATAAGATGGCTAGAGCTCTTGTTGTAGCTCCTCCAGTTACTGTAGATAACGAAGATATTCTATACGATACTTATCTGTTTATTGCAGAACTAGTTTATGGATTCGAAGGAGATATCGAGAAGAAATTCCAGATGGGGAAACAAGCATATGCTGATCGTAAAATGGCTATTGATGATCTTGAAGATGTAGATGATCTCTTTGAAAACATCTGGCTTGAGCGTATGTATGCTGATCTTGATGCTTGGTATGCAGATAATACTCATCAATTTACCACTCCAATTGAAGTAGACTTCTCGGCATCGAATATGACGATTATTGGCCTGCTTCTTGGCCATAGTGATTATGTTGATCATACTCGCTATATGTGGGAAATTGACGGTCTCAGCAAACTTCATATCAAGAAAGCACAAACTCCATATGTATTTGGATCTAGTGCTCCTATCACAAAACTCTGGAAGAAAGCAGGTCTTACTTGGACTTCTGACCAAGTTAAGTTGATGAAATTCCATCAAACTCACGGTAAATTTGCAATTGCTAATGAGTTTAAAGACATTATCATTAACCACTGTACTCCTAAAGAGCATATGATGCTTCATGTAGCTGATGAGAAGTTCACTGTTGAGTGTAATCGCTATAAGCATGTAGGTGATACTACAAAGCAGTATATCGTATATAATACAGAGTCTGATAAACTCAGTGTTATTCGTCATACTACAACGCATAAAGTCCCTGATTTGAGTCAATTTAAGAGATATTTTGTAACAGGACTCATTCATAATGCAGATAGTCAAGGTATGAATCGTATTGTGAAACCTCTTGATTGGAATATCTCTATCCATGATGCGGCTATTGTAACAGTCGTAGAGGCTCGTAAGACTAAAGATCTTGCTGCTGAATGGATGCAAGAAATCTATGATAATCGTCGTTCTATTTTGCTCAACTATTTCAAATCTATTGGTCTTACTGATGAAGGCTATACTAGATTTGTTAAACTTGAAGGTAAGATCAAAGAACTTAATAAAGGCAAGGAAATGAATATCACTCCTTGGCTTCTTAAATAAGGAGAATCGATGTTATCTAAAGCTATTCGTATCGCAGCACAAGCATTTGAAGGAAAATATGATAAAGGAGGTAATCCTTATATCCTTCATTGCCTTTATGTAATGAACGCAGTCAAAGACTACGGTGAAGAATATATGATCGTAGCAGTACTTCATGATCTTCTTGAGGATACTGATTGGACAGCTAAAATGTTACTAGATGAAGGGTTTACTCAACTACAAATTCAGCAAATTCTGATTTTAACTCATCATAGTAGTAATACTTATGAAGAGTACATCAGAAGTATTGCTTATTTTGATATTGCTTGTGTAGTTAAAATGGCAGATCTTTGTCATAATAGTGATATTACTAGATTGAAAGGTCTTACCGAAAAAGACTTTAAACGTCTTGAGAAATATGCAAAAGCATACGACTATCTTAAAAATATTAAGGAAAGATAATGAAATTCTGTGTAGATTGTGAATATTATGATGGATACATGCATGTTTGTTTTGCTCCTAATAATCTTACTATAAGTAAAGTTACAGGAGCAGAGGTATTTAAAACAGAAGTTACAAATTATTATTGTAATATTTTAAGAGATGACAAAAATTCTTGTGGGCCTGAAGCTAAATGGTTTAAAGAAAAACCTATTGAAGAAAAAACAGAAATTGTACCTTGGTATAAAAAACTATTTAAGGAGAACTAATGTTTAATTTCTTTTCATGTAAACATGAATGGTCTAAATGGGAAGTTACAAAACGTCTATCAGATAAGTATGGATCAATGATATTTTATCAAGAACGTTATTGTGTTAAGTGTAATCTACACCAATTTAAAAAGACGGAACTTTAAGGGGAATTAATATGAGATATGTAAATCTTACAAAACATGAAATCCATGAACTTACTTCAGGATTGGTGCTTAAACCTAGTTCTAAACCTATCCTAGTACGTACTAGTACTAAAGTTACTCGTATGCATGCAGGTGCTCCTATTATGCATACTAAAGTATCATCTATCAGAGGTCTCCCAGAGCCTCTAGAAGGCACGATCTATATTGTTCCTGCCTTAGCCCTGAATTGTATTCCAAAAGACCGTATAGACGTTGTAGCACCCGGTTCTGTAAAGAAAGATGCTTCAGGCAAAGTACTTGGTTGTGTCGGTTTTAGAAGTAATGAAAAATAATTAACGGAATTAAAGAAATTATTATGCAGTATTTAAAGTATGTAATTTATCAAATTGATGAAAAAGGAATGCTTGAAAGGCCAACTAAAACATCTTTATGGGGTAAAGTTATTAAATTTGATCCGTTTGACTCTATGGAAGAAGCATATAATGCTCTTCCTTGTTTTGAAACTTTTATAATTTTACCAGTTGTTTTTAAAGAGTAATAGTAGACACCTTTGGGTGCTTGGTTATGTTGGTTTAGAAACAAAGGAGAATAAATGTCAAAGAAAGAAAATAGAAAAGTCCAAGAAACAGACTTAAAAGAATTCGTAAGAAAACTTGAAAGTCTAAAAGAGGAATATAATGTCTATTTTATCGCAGGTGATGAATGGTCAGGTGTATTTGCGGTAGATCGTGATACAAATGAACAATGTAAAATTGATTAAATGGTAGACACCTTCGGGTGTTTACTTTTATTTTTTTTTTTTTTTTTTTTTTTTTTTTTTTTTTTTATTAAAAGTTAGAAAAGATATATTAATATTAAATAATATTCTAAAAGGATAATAAATGAATTTTAAAATTGGCGATTGGGTCATTGTTGATATAGATGATTTTAAAAGTTGCAAACCACATCGCATTGAAAAATTTGGACAAAATGGGACAACGGTTAGTATAGAAGGCATTTGGGAAAATAGAATAATAACAAAATTATCTATACATTATAATTATTTAACTCTTTGGCAACCACAAAAAAATGAATGGTGTTGGTTTTTTAATAATAAAAAAGAAATACCAAAATTAGGTAAACTAAAATACAAAGCAGATAATCAATATACTGCTTATATGACTCCTAAAAACTCAATGAATGTACAAAATTTCAAATTTTGTGAACCATTTATAGGACAACTCCCTAGTATATTAAAATAAGGATTATTATGCCTGATATGGAACAATTAACAGATGAATTGAAATTTAAATTTTCAAAAACACCTGAAGAAAAAAGATATTTACAAGGTTTTATTGATGGCAAAAATCGAGCAAGAAAAGAAATTGCAGTAATTTCTATAATTGTTTTTATTTTTTCATTAGTAATTACATATTATAAATAAGGATTATTATGATTAAAGAGCTTCTTGATAAAAAAGATATTACAGGTATTTTTAACTTGTTAAATGATCCTAGTTATTATCTTGCAGTACATGAAGGTCTTATGGCTCATGCAAATATTACTGAACAATGGCTAATTGTTAAAGCTTTTAAGCTTAGTGGTTATAGCCAAAAATATATGGATTTTGCAGCAGCTTCTATTGAATCACAATACGGACCTAAAGCTATTTTTCATAATATCATAGCTAATCTTTATGGTTATTCTTCTAAAGGTTATGAAGCACCTAAAGGAGTTAATCAATGCTATCTAACTGAAAAAGATAACCCTAAACTTCTTGACTATATTAAAATTGCAAATTCAGCATTAAAATAAAGGATTATTATGTTTTCAACATTTTTAAATACTACTGCTATTGCTTTGGTAATTATAGGAACGACTTTAGCATTTATGGGATTTAGTGAAGAACTTATTGCATTTTGCTATGCTCTTCCTGCTGGTGTAGCATGTGCAGATGCTGTACATAATTTAATGGAGAAATAATTATGCTTTACACCGTAGTTTGTGGTACTGATAGTCCTGTACCGTTTGTTCAAAAAGAATATTTTTTTACCCGTAAGTCAGCTATTAGATTTGTTTACAAAAAACGAAAACATTTTAATATGATTTGGCTTAACGCTATTTTTGGTGATAGTAAAACTATTAAGTATAAACCACGTAATTCGTATTACTTTATGTAAAGGATAAAAATGAAAAATAAACAACGACAATTCTTCATTGAACTTTCTAATCTTATGCAAAAATATAATATGCAAGCAAAGAAGATTTCTTACCGTGATGAACTTATTGATGTAGTATGGTCTGATGGTACAAAAGAATTTTACCAACCAGAAAATATGACTTCAAAATCACTTAAAAAACTTATTTCCAGAAGTTAACTTAACGTACACTTCGGCAAAAATAAAAATGGCTATTTAGCCTTTCTTTACATACACCAATATACAAGGAAACTTATGTTTAAATATTTTAATACACCTACTCTTAAACCAGCTAATCTAGTATTATTTGCACTTGTTCTACTAGTTATCGATTACCTATTTTCTATTTTTACTGGTCATATGACTGCACTTAATACAGTTACTTTTTGTTTAGTTATTGCTTTTGCAGAATCATTCTACCCATCTAATAAACCAAAGGACATCGAATGAAAACACCAATTATTTTTATGAGTGAGACAGAGGTACTTGAAGCAAAAAATAAAAAAGTTTTTGATTTTAGTTTAGATATTATTAGCTCTATCGAACAATATCCTATTGTACTCTATAAATGTGATGATCTTTATGGAACTTACTCGTATTTTTATAATATGAATGATGAAGAGAATATTAAAATTATTCAACAAGCTAAATTTTGGTCTGATGTAAAAAACGAATATAAACAACCACTTGAGCATAAACAACTAGTTTGGATATATTACAAAGATAGCGCTATGTCTAGAGCATTAACATTTTATGATGTTACTAAAGACTATTTTTATAGTACAAACGGAACACATCTTTCTGAAATAGAAATTGCTGAATTAAAGATATATAATATCATTATCGAACCATATGAAGGTGAATGGCCTGAATGGGCTAAAGAAGCTTATAACAAACTAGAAGATTAATCTATGCTATTAAACATTATTGGCTATACATTACTTGTTTTAGTACCTATTTTAATAATTGCTGTAATTATCATGGTAGCTAAAGATTATTATGAAGAATTCCGGTAAATCAAAAGGTTAACTATGGATAATAATACAACTATTTCAATAAATTTAGATCAAACTCTTGCTGATTTAATCACTAGTTCTATTAGTACTACTGATCAAGCTAAAGAATTTATTACTTCCCAAACTCCAGAAATAATCCAACAAACTCTCCTCTGGTATGGATTTTATAATTTTATTCTAGTTATTGCTTCTTTTGTAATTCTTTTTCTAAGTATTTTTATTAGTTATAAAATATATAAAAAAATTACTAAAGATTTTGATGACGGTAAATCATGGACTAGGTATAATTCTAGGTATAATTCTAATTTAACATCTGATATTTATGATTTTATAAAAGTAAGTACTATTTTACTCCCTATTATTGGCATCCCTATTTTTATAAGTATGGTAAATATAGAATGGCTAAAAATTTGGATTGCACCTAAACTATGGCTTATTGAGTTTGCTTCAAATCTAGTTAAATAAGGAGTTATTTATTATGAAACCCACAATTAAATATTATTGGAAAGAGATTTCTGATGATGGACTTGTAAAAAATCCAGAACCTATTGGTCCATACTATTCACAGACTACTTTAGATGAATATGGATATAATTCTAAAGAAGATGCATTAAAAGATTTTGAACGATATTGTAATACAAAACGCTATTTCTATAGTACCTCACTTTTCTTATTTGAAGAATATACATATTCAAAAGATGAGTAATAAAACATCTAAAGAAGTATATAATAAATATATTTAAATAACATATAAAGGATTAATTATGGACTGGGTTATTTTAATCGTTATTACGATAGCTTTTACATGGCTTCTTTCTAAAGCCTAATGAAATATTTTATTCTACTAATTCCATTTTTACTTTCAGCTATGTCTGTTGAAAAAGAATGGTCATTACTTTCTAAATCACAACAAAAAGCCATTATCGAAGATTATCATTATGGTAAGCAATACGATGTAGGTTTAACTCTTGCTTCAATTAACTGGGCAGAATCTACTGGTTGTAAGTTTCAAATTCATAATAATCAATATGGTTGTTATCATCAGCATATCAAATATTTTTTATCTGATTATGAAATTCCAGATACTAAGTATAATCGTAGTCTTTATGCTACTAAACTAGTAGTTAATAAAGAATGGTCTAGAGATGTAGCTATTAAAAAAATACTTACTCTTTATAATAGATATAAATCATGGGATAAAGCTATTGGTGCATATAACGGAACTAGTAATTTCACTACTCATGGATATCAAAAACGAATTTATCGTTATATGAGATTTTTAAAAAGGTATATTAAATGACTATTACATATGAAGAACTTTGTAGAAGACTAGATCAAATTACTCCTCAAGAATTTATGGCTAATCCTGTTCTTTTACAATTTGCTGAACGTGTAGATTACACAAAATGGATTTAATATGACTAAAGAAGAAAAAGAAAAACTAAATTCTAAATCAGATGAAGAACTAGTTCATACTTGGAAAGTAGTACTTGGTCGTCTTAAAAAAGCTAAAGGTTCTGAAAAAGAACATCTTGAAACAATTAAAAAATATATCGAAAAACTAAGGAAATAAAGATGTTATTTGATTATGACCCTGAATATGATGATGATGAAAATAATCCTAAATGGATCGCGGATAAAGTAAAGATAAAAGAATTACAAGCTTATAATGAAAAACTTGAACAACAAGTATCTAAGTTAAGAAAGAAAGTTAAAGAATTAGAAGCAAAACTAATTAAAGATTATTGAAAAACTTAGGAAACAAAAATGATTCCTCTTTCAAAATATAATAATCAACAAAATATTGCTCTTATAAATTCTGAAGAACAAGCACAAACTTCTTTTTACCAATCACTAGCTTCAATAGGGACTACTCTTATTCTTCTTGAAGATTACCTTATAAGCAGGAAACTGAATGAAACCTTACAACAAAAACGCAAAGTGTCCCAAATGCAATTTTGAGCATATTAAAACTGAGTATATTCCTTCTCACATAAACTTATTATATTATAAAATAGATATGCCAGTAAATAAAGAAGATTATAAAATTAAAGAACATATTCTTCGTACTTGTTGTAATTGTGGGTATTCATGGAAAGAAAAACCATTAGATAAGGATAGTTAATGGATTATTTATCAAATACAATTTATAAAAATCGATATAATGACCAATATAGATTTACAAAAAATTCTAGTAATTCTTATAAACTAGAAGGTAATCTTGCTTATTTCCGTCATGGTTTTGAAGATACTCCTGATAATATTATTTTTATTGATCCTTCGGGAGGACCATTCTTACATATTAATAATTTTTCTATTGATGATAATGTCATTAATACAATTATTAATGAAAATAATGAGTATCTATTCTACTTCAATAAGGGCTAGTATGATTGATCCTGAAATTTATGAAGAAATCAGAAATGAAGAACTAGAGAAACAACATATTCATAATTCTTTAATGTACAGAAACGAAGAAGATGAAGACTATTTTTCAAATTATATTCTTGATAATTCTTCTATTTCTGATTGTATTATTTACCTTAAAAAAGAATGCAATAAATATAAAAGAGATTTTAAGGAAGAGTTGAGTAAAATAGCAGATATGATTTAATTATAATGTTATCTGCTTTATAATATAACCTAGTATACCTCAATGGTTAGAGGGCCCGGCTTATAACCGCGTCATTCGAGTTCGATTCTCGATACTAGGTCCATTTTCATTATTGAACTCTTAGTTCAAATTATGCCCGGATGGCGAAATAGGTAGACGCAAGGGACTTAAAATCCCTCGATCATTGCGATCGTGCCGGTTCGATTCCGGCTCCGGGCACCATTACTAGTTTATTATAAATTTAATACAAGTATAACTTTATTATACTTTTCTTAGATTTATTTCTCGTTACGCCTCTTAACCTCTCCAAAGACGTTAATGCGCACCCCGGACGGGATTTTTCGTTCTTATACAAAACCATGACGCACTGCCGAGATGGACAAAATTAAGAACACTCAAGATTAATAGGAAGGTAGGCTTAAAAGCAGCAATCCTTTAAAGAGTGGGATCATCACTCCTTGTGACTCTGTAACTAGTTGAATTGTACCTTAAAGTAGACTAGTGAACCCAAGATATGTTTACG